CTGAAGCTGCTATTTTTAGAAAATTTATTAACTCAATGAAAAAGAAAACAGAAGAAATGAACGAGGAAAAAAAGAGAGCAAAGGGTGAAGAAACAAAATCAAAGTCACCATTCAATGAAATGCACGAAGTTAAATCTCATAAAACGTCCAAAGATGTAAGAGAGCATTGTGGATGTGAAGATGATGCAGTTGAAGAACTTGAAGTTGCACTTAAAAAGTTAGATGATACTTCTTACGATTCAATTGATCAATTAATGCGTCGTATTATGAAAAAACATAATATGACAGCAAAACAATTACATAATGCTTTCGTCGATAAAAATGGTAAAACTCCTGATGATTGGATCAAAAATCTAAAAGAGGGAACTCTTCATCATTGGTTCAAAGGTTCAAAATCAAAAGATGGAAAACCAGGTTGGGTTCAAGCAGATGGATCTCCTTGTGCAAATGAACCTGGAGAAACTAAAACTCCAAAATGTTTTAGTAGTGGAAGATTGAAGGCACTGAAGAGAAAAGGTAAAAAAGGACTCTCACTCATTAAGTCTGCAGTCCGCAGAAAAAGGCAGAAAGATAAAGGACAACAAGCAAAGTCTGGTGGAGCAAGACCAACGATGGTCTCCACTTTTGCTAAGGGTAAAAAAGACCCCAATTATGTAAAAGCAGAACCAGGAATTAAAGAATCAATGGAACTCAACGAAGCAAAAAAAGACAAACCTGGAAAAGGTAGTGGGCAAAAAGATGCTTGTTACCATAAGGTCAAATCTCGTTACAGTGTATGGCCCTCTGCATATGCATCTGGAGCACTTGTCAAGTGTCGTAAAGTTGGTGCAGATAATTGGGGGACAAAATCAGAGGAACTTCAAATGCAGAGATATTGCCCAAAATGCAAAAAAGATGAAACTCGTGATGAGTGTAAGTATGGTCCAAAATATTGGGATATGTTTTCCAGACCATCTGCTTTAACCACCAATCAATTGAAATATAATATTGCCACTGTTCATCCAGGTAATTTTCCAGAGTCATATGACCATGAGTACTCAATGGCTCGCTCTGAACTTTCAACAATCATTTCTGCTGCAAAAAGACTTCGTAAAAAAATGAAGAAAGGTGAGGGAAATATTGAAGCCTGGGTTCAATCAAAAATTACAAAAGCAGCAGATTATATTGATACTGCAGCAGATTATGTAGATAGTGGTGAAATGAGTGAGGCAAAGAAATGTTGGCCTGGATATAAGAAAAAGGGGACTCAAAAGTTATTTGGAAAAACTTATAATCGTTGTGTAAAAGCAGAAGGGTTCTCTAATTGGAGAGCAGAAATGGGTTTGAGTGAGGATTGGCAGTCAGTTAATCGTAACGATAAAACCGATGGTCTCAGTCAGAAAGCTGTAGATGCTTACCGTCGTGAGAATCCAGGTTCTAAACTTCAAACAGCAGTAACTGAAAAAAAACCAACTGGAAAAAGAGCAAAGCGTCGTGCTTCTTTTTGCCGACGTATGAAAGGACACAAAGCAAAAAATACATCAGCAAAAACTGCAAGAGATCCTGATTCAAGAATTAACAAAGCCCTCCGTCGTTGGAACTGTAACTAATGTACGGATCTATTAAAATTTTAGGAAACTCTCAACAATTATCAGGAATAGGAACTACAGTTTCAGATATTAATGGAGTTGGAGCTCAGTATGTTTTAATTCAACATACTGGATCTGGAAATCACTATATAATTGAAAAAACTGGTGCTGGAGTCACTGTTGGAACAGTTTATATGCCGTCTGAATCATTTTTATTAATCAAAAAAGAAAGAACTAATACTATATCTGTTAATAGTGGAAATGATATTTACGCAACTTCAGTAGTTTATCAAGGATAAAAACATTTTATGACTTGACTTAATATTATGCCCATTCAAGATATTCAACTTAAACAGGGAGATGCATATCTCTCTAATCCCAACTTAAAAAGGGCAAATACACAAATTCAATGGACTGAAGAGCAAATTATTGAGTTCTTAAAGTGCAAAGAAGATCCTGTATATTTTGCTAAGAACTATATCAAAATTGTATCTCTCGATCACGGTCTTGTTCCGTTCAAGATGTATCCGTTTCAGGAAAAACTTGTCTCTAATTTTCACAAGTATAGATTTAATATTTGCAAAATGCCCAGACAGACGGGTAAATCTACGACGTGTGTTTCTTATCTTCTTCATTATGCAGTTTTTAATGATAATGTAAATATTGCAATTCTTGCTAACAAGGCATCAACTGCGAGAGATCTTCTTCAAAGATTACAACTTGCATACGAAAACTTACCAAAGTGGATGCAACAAGGTATCTTATCTTGGAATAAAGGTTCTTTAGAATTAGAAAATGGTTCAAAAATTATCGCCGCGTCTACTTCTGCATCTGCTGTTCGTGGTGGATCGTATAATATCATCTTTTTGGACGAATTCGCGTTCATCCCAAATCACATTGCTGATGACTTTTTTGCCTCTGTTTATCCTACTATCTCGTCAGGTCAGAGTACAAAAGTAATTATTGTATCCACACCACGCGGTATGAATCACTTCTACCGTATGTGGCATGACTCTGAACGCGGTAAAAACGAATATGTACCCACAGATGTCCATTGGTCTGAAGTGCCTGGTAGAGACGAAAAATGGAAGGAGCAGACGATTGCAAACACTTCTGAGCAGCAATTTAAAGTTGAGTTTGAGTGTGAATTTTTAGGTTCTGTCAATACTCTCATCAATCCTACAAAATTAAGAAATCTTGTTTACGAAGATCCGATAAAACGTAACGCTGGATTAGATGTTCACGAGCAACCAAAAGAAGATCACAATTATCTACTCACAGTTGACGTTGCTCGCGGAATGGGTAATGATTATTCTGCATTTATAGTTTTTGATATTACAGAGTTTCCGTATAAAGTTGTAGCAAAATATCGCAATAATGAAATTAAACCAATGTTATTTCCGAGTGTAATTAATGATGTTGCTAAAGGATATAATGATGCTTGGTTGTTGATTGAAGTCAACGACATTGGAGATCAAGTAGCTAATATTCTACATTTTGATCTTGAGTATGATAATGTCCTTATGTGTGCTATGAGAGGTAGAGCTGGACAATTGGTAGGTTCTGGATTTAGTGGAAAAAAATCTCAACTTGGCGTTCGTATGACCGCTTCAGTTAAAAAATTGGGATGTTCTAATCTTAAAACTTTACTAGAAGATGACAAACTTTTAGTTTGTGATTATGATATTATTAGTGAACTGACAACATTTGCACAAAAACACAATTCTTTTGAAGCAGAAGAGGGATGTAATGATGACCTAGCAATGTGCCTTGTTATTTTTTCTTGGTTAGTTGCACAGGATTATTTTAAAGAAATGACGGATAATGATGTTCGTAAAAGAATATATGAAGAACAAAAAAATCAGATAGAACAAGATATGGCACCTTTTGGATTTATTTCAGATGGTATTAGTGATATGACAAGTTTTGTAGATCAAGATGGCGATCGTTGGCATCTTGATGAGTATGGAGATATGTCATATATGTGGGATTATAGGTAATGGATTTTGATGATCAAATTGAACTAGAGCATATATTGTTTCTTGAAAGAAAGTGTAGATCTTGTGGTAAAATAAAAAATATATTAGATGATTTTTATTTAACTCGCAAAGATAAAGGAGTTTTTCCATCGGCATACTCTTATGAGTGTAAAGAATGTACTAAAGTTAGGGTTTCAAAAAAAAGAAAAGATAAAATAAAGGATAGTAAGTGGCAATATCCAGATTGGTAAATGTTCATGGATGGTTTCCCCAATAGAACTATACATTTTCATAAATATTTTTAGAATAATTCTGGACTTGTAGGAGAACAAAGATGCCACTAAATTTAGCATCTCCTGGAATTGTAGTAAGAGAAGTTGATTTAACGGTAGGAAGAGTCAATACAGTATCACCTTCAATCGGAGCAATTGTTGCGCCTTTTGAAAGAGGTCCTGTTGGTACTCCTGCCGTCATAGAAAATGAAAATGACTTACTCAATACTTTCGGACACCCATATTCAACAGATAAGCATTATGAGCATTGGATGGTCGCATCATCCTATCTTGCTTATGGTGGAACCTTAAGAGTTGTAAGAGCGGATGACACTGGATTAAATAACGCTTCTGCTGGAACTGGATCAATAATTAAAATTAAAAGTGAGGAGCATTATAATCAGTTAGGTTATGATGAGAACACAATTTCTAATTTTACAGTAGTATCAAAAAATCCTGGCACTTGGGCAAACGGTATTAAAGTTGCTCTTATTGACGCAAAAGCAGATCAAACTTTGGGTATTAATACCTCTGGATTAGTAGTTGGTTATGGAATCACTCAAGCAATTACTTCAGTACTGCCTGGTGTGGGTTCAACAACTGTTTTAGGAGGTCATTTAAAGGGTATTATTACCGGTATTGGTGCTAGTAATATTGATATTAAAGTTCTAAGTCATGTTTCTGCGGGAGGAACGGAAACAGCAGTTGATTATCAACCAGGTGGTGTTTATTTATTTGGAACAACTGGAAATCTTTCAGTAAAAAATAATTCAAATGTTGGCGTCGCAACAACTACTGTCACTTCACAGATTGATTGGTTTAATAGTCAGTCAGTCACTCTTTCAAATGGGTCAATTGAATGGGAAACTCTTGCTCAAAGACCATCAACTTCAGCATATGCTGAAGCAAGAGGGGGAAGATTTGATGAGATTCATGTAGTAGTTATTGATGATGCTGGAACAATTACAGGTAATGCTGGAACAATTCTTGAAAAACATTTGAGTCTTTCAAAAGCAGAGGATGCAGAGTTCTCATTAGGTTCTCCATCTTATTGGAGAAAGTATCTTGCAACAAATTCCCAATACATTTTTGGTGGATCTCAACCATCAGGAACTGTTAAGACTGGATTTAATGCCGATGGATACACACCAACAACTAGTAATGCTTGGGATCAAAATGCACAGAACATCATTTTTGATGCTACTGGAGCAAACACCCTGACTCTCGCAAATGGTAAAAATTATGGCGGAAAAACTGGAATTACATCAACTGGAGCTCTTACTTCAGGTTTAGATGATATTATTAGTGGATATGGTTTATTTGAAAATACCGAAAACTTTGAAGTAGATTTTCTATTAATGGGATCTGCGAATTATGTAAAAGAACAGGCACAAGCACTGGCAAATAAACTGATTGCTGTTGCAGAATTAAGAAAAGATGCCATAGCGTTTATCTCCCCATATCGTCAAGCATTCTTGAATGATTCTTCGGTTGGAACTGTTACCGTCAATAATGACGATACAATCACTGATAATGTAATTGGATTCTACGCTCCTGTTACGTCCACAACATATGCTGTTTTTGATAGTGGATACAAATACATGTATGATCGATTCAATGATGTGTTTAGATATATTCCTTTGAATGGTGATATTGCTGGAACTTGTGCTAGAAATGACATCAATCAGTTTCCATGGTTCTCACCAGCAGGAACTTCAAGAGGTGCAATTTTAAACGCAGTTAAACTTTCCTATAATCCAGGTAAAGTTCAGAGAGACAAACTCTATTCTAATAGAGTTAATCCTGTCATCTTCTCACCTGGAGATGGTATTATTCTGTTTGGTGATAAAACTGGATTTGGCAAATCATCGGCATTTGATAGAATTAATGTTCGTAGACTCTTCATTTATCTTGAAGATGCAATTGCTGCTGCTGCCAAAGATCAACTCTTCGAATTCAACGATGAAATCACAAGAACAAACTTTGTAAATATTGTTGAACCATTCCTTCGTGATGTACAATCAAAACGTGGTATTTTTGATTATGTTGTTGTTTGTGATGAAACGAATAATACTGCTGCGGTGATCGACAACAATGAATTTGTTGCTGACATTTATATTAAACCAGCAAGATCAATTAACTTCATTGGTCTTACCTTTATTGCCACCAGAACTGGTGTTTCTTTTGAAGAAGTAATCGGAAACGTTTAATTAATTTAGAGGTCTCAAACTATGGCAACTAGAAATCAACTAAATCCACCCCCTTTAAGGAAGATTACCGACTTCAAGAGCAAGCTTACAGGTGGTGGCGCCCGCTCTAATCTTTTTGAAATTGTAGTGAACTTTCCAGATGCTGCTCAACCAGGATCTGTAGTTCTAGACAAAATTAGATTTTTGGCAAAAGCTGCTCAACTTCCAGCATCGAATGTAGCATCTATTGATGTTCCTTTTAGAGGAAGAATTCTTAAAATTGCTGGGGATAGAACCTTTGATAGTTGGACAATTACTGTCATCAATGACACTGACTTTGCTATTCGTTCTGCTTTTGAAAAGTGGATGAATACAATTAATAAAGTTTCCGACAATACTGGTTTGACAGATCCTGCACTATATCAAGCTGATGCTTATGTGTATCAACTTGATCGTAATGGCGGCGTTCTTCGCCAATATCATTTTTATGATATTTTTCCAACTCAAGTCGGAGCTATTGAACTTTCTTATGATACAACTGGGGCAATTCAAGAATTCCCTGTTGAAATGCAAGTTCAATGGTGGGAAGCAGTCAGAGGTAATGCTCCCGGATCTGGTGGAGAAGACATCAACTAAATAGTATATAATAAGAATTTAAACTTTATAATATGGCAAAACTTTTTGGTTTTTCTATTGAGGATACAAATCCAAAATCGCCTTCAATAGTATCCCCCGTTCCTCAAACTAATGAGGACGGGGTTGATAATTATATTGCAAGTGGATTTTATGGACAATATCTTGATATTGAAGGTGTTTATCGATCTGAACATGATTTAATTAAAAGATATAGAGAAATGTCATTACACCCAGAGTGTGATAATGCCATTGAAGACGTTATTAATGAAGCAATCGTCAGTGACTCATACGATTCCCCTGTAGAAATAGAGTTATCGAATTTAAACGCAAGTGACAAATTAAAAACAAAAATAAGAGAAGAATTTAAATATATTAAAGAAATTTTAGATTTTGATAAAAAATCTCATGAAATTTTTAGAAACTGGTATGTTGATGGAAGATTATTTTATCTCAAAATAATTGATGTAAAAAATCCTCAAGATGGAATTCAAGAGTTGAGATTCATTGATCCAATGAAGATGAGATATATTCGTCAAGAGAAAAAAACAAATGCAAAGGATATTAGAAATTTAAATAGATCTGTTAGTGAACAAAAAGTATTTTCTCCAGAAATTGAAGAATATTTTCTTTATACTCCGACTCCAAATTATCCAACAGGACTAATATCAGGTGCTGGGGCACAAAAAGGAGCAGTAAAAATTGCAAGAGATTCTATAACATATGTAACTTCTGGATTGGTTGATAGAAATAAAGGTACAGTTCTTTCATATCTCCATAAAGCAATCAAAGCACTCAATCAACTTAGAATGATCGAGGATTCTTTGGTAATTTACAGGCTTTCCAGAGCACCAGAACGCCGTATTTTTTATATTGATGTTGGTAATCTTCCAAAAGTAAAAGCAGAACAATACCTCAAAGAGGTTATGTCTCGATATAGAAATAAATTAGTTTATGATGCAGGAACTGGTGAAATTCGTGATGATCGTAAGTTTATGAGCATGCTTGAAGATTTCTGGCTTCCAAGAAGAGAAGGTGGTAGAGGAACTGAAATTACCACTCTTCCCGGTGGTCAAAATCTTGGAGAACTTGCGGATATTGAATACTTCCAGAAAAAACTTTATAGAGCACTTGGAGTTCCGGAATCAAGAATTGCATCTGATGGTGGATTTAATTTAGGTCGTTCTTCAGAAATCTTGAGAGATGAACTTAAGTTTTCAAAATTTGTTGGAAGATTAAGAAAGCGTTTTGCGAATATGTTCAATGACATGCTTCGCACTCAATTAATTTTAAAAAATATTGTTTCTCCGGAAGATTGGGAAACTATGAGTGATCATATTCAGTATGATTTTCTTTATGATAATCACTTTGCAGAATTGAAAGAATCAGAACTTTTAAATAATAGACTTGCATCATTAGCAACAATTGAACCATATATTGGAAAGTATTATTCTACTGAGTATATTCGTAAAAAAATTCTTCACCAAACTGATTCAGAGATTATTGAAATTGATGAACAAATTGAAGATGAAATTAAAAAGGGAATAATTCCCGATCCATCTCAAATTGATCCGGTTACTGGAGAGCCTCTTCAACAACCCACTGATCAAATGACTGGTTATGGAAATGAAGGTATGGGACAAGATGGTATGACAATGGGAGAAGTTCCACAAGAACCTTCTCTTGATCAGCAGTCGGTTAATATGGAAAAACAATTAAAAAGAGACGCCAAAAAGGCAGAGATATAAATAAATCATAGACATACATTAAATTTTTATGGAAGATATTATCGATTTGATTGCAACAGATGCATCTCCTGCTGAAATTTCCAATGGTATTAAAAACGCATTGTACACTAAAGCAGCAGAAAGAGTAAATGCAGCACGACCTTTAATTGCATCATCAATGTTTGGTGAAAATGAAGCAAGCGAAGAAGAGTACACAGAGGATCAAGAATAATGGCGATTAAAATTGTTCAGGATGTTCAAATACCCAGAATAACTCCTGCAGTTGGTGTTGCGTCCACAAGTATCGCAATTTCATTAAAAACTGGATATTTGAGAATTACTATCGGTTCAACTGGAAATATTGCTGGTGGATATGTTGCAATTGGAACTAATCCAGTTGTGAATAGAAATTGTTTTCATATTGTTCCATATAGTACGGATATTATTAAAGAAACTTTGAGAAATCAAAGAATAGTAGGAGTCACTACTGGAACAACAACAACATTAAATTTTGGACAAAATAATGGAAACACATTTGCATCAACAGATTATGTAACGGTATCTGGGGCAGCTTCGGCAGGTATTAACACAACACACGTATCTATAGTTTCTTCCGGTGATGACTCAATTACCATTGCCCATAATAGCTCATCTGTTACATCGCCAGACATTAGTGGAGCAATCGTTTCAAGAAGTGTTAAGGTTGCTTGTTTAACAGATGACCCCAACAGCTTTTTTAATATTTCAGAAGTAGTCACTCTAATTTCCGAGTAAAAAAAATGAAACTCATCACAGAAGAAGTCTCACAAGTAAAATTTATTACTGAAAAAGTAAACGGCAAGTCAACAATGTTTATTGAAGGTATTTTCCTTCAGGGAGATATTTGTAATCGTAACGGAAGAATGTATCCTATGGATACTCTTTCACGTGAAGTGAAGAGATATAATGAAACTTTTGTTTGTAAAGGTCGTGCTCTTGGTGAGCTTGGACATCCAGATGGTCCAACCGTAAATCTTGACCGTGTATCTCATAAAATTGTTTCGTTAGAACAAAACGGAACAAACTTTAGAGGAAAAGCACAACTTCTTGAAACTCCAATGGGTAAGATTGCCAAATCTTTATTAGAATCTGGTGTATGTCTTGGTGTTTCTTCTCGTGGTGTTGGTTCACTTAAAATGACTAATGAAGGCCATAAAATTGTCGGTGAAGATTTTATGCTCGCAACTGCGGCTGATATTGTTGCCGATCCTTCTGCTCCTGATGCATTTGTTCAGGGAATTATGGAAGGTAAAGAATGGGTTTGGGATGGGGGAATTCTTCGTGAAAAACTTGCAGAATCAACAAAACGTAGAATTAACACATTAGTTGATAGTAGAAAACTACAGGAACATAAAGTTCAATTGTTTCAAGATTTTCTTTCAAATCTTTGATTTAATAAATAAATATAGATTATAACACAATCAATCTAAAAATGTCCGTTGGTAGAAATTTACAAGAAATGGAAAACGTAGTAACCAAAGGAGCTGCAGCTGCCGAACCAATGCACAATGTTTCACAAAATGCTTCGGGAGTTTTAACTCCTGGACAAAGTGGTGCTTGGGAAGATCTCGGCGGTCCTACTCCCGAAAATTATCGTCCAGATGACGATTCAGCAAAACTGGAAACTCCAGGAAAAACTCTTGCTCAAGTTAAAAATGTTGTAAATGCGAAAGCAGCAGCAGCTGCAGAACCGATGCACGCAATGGCTAAAGAGGAAGTTGAAGAAGACGAAGAACTTCTAGAAGCTGCTGAGGAAGAAGAGGAAGAAGAGGAAGGTGGTAAAAAGCATTCCAAGAAAAAAGTAGCAGAAACTAAAAAAGAAGAAGAAGAAGAAGAAGAAGAGGAAGAGGAAGAAGAGGGTGGTAAGAAGAAAAAGAAAATGGAAGAAGAGTTTGACATCGAAGAAGATGTTAATGCTCTCTTGGAAGGTGAAGAACTTTCTGAGGAATTCCAAGAGAAAGCACGTACCATCTTTGAAGCAGCAATTAAATCTAAAGTTGCTGAGATTAAAGAGTCACTCCAAGAGTCTTATGAATCCACTCTTGTAGAAGAAATTAGTTCCATTAAATCAGAACTTACTGACCGTCTTGATGCATACCTTGAGTATGTCGCTGATGAGTGGATTCAAGAGAATGCACTTGCAGTTGAACACGGTCTCAAGACTGAAATGACTGAATCATTCCTTCAAGGAATGAAGAGTCTTTTTGAAGATCATTATGTAACAATCCCTGAAGATAGATATGATGTAATCGAGAGCATGGTAGATAAACTTGATGAAATGGAAGAAAAACTCAACGAGCAAATCGAAAGAAATGTTGCTCTTAATAGAAGATTAGCAGAGTCAGTTGCTGATGTAATCTTTGCAGAAGTCGCTGAGGGTCTTGCACTTTCTCAGAAAGACAAACTCGCTTCTCTTGCTGAAAATGTTGAGTTTGAAAGTGAAGCAGACTATCGTGAGAAGCTAGTAACGTTGAGGGAATCATATTTTCCAATCAACGCTGGTACTCAACAAAGAGACACCTCAGACACAATTTCTGAAGAGACAACAACTGAATCAATTTCAGTTTCTCCATTAATGGAATCGTATCTTCAGACTCTGAGTAGAGTTTCTAAAAAGTGATTTATAGATCATAAAATTCAAACTAACTTTTTTAAAGAGGTAAAATCCAATGCAAATGTTCAATGCAGAACAATTGCAGGAGAAGTGGGCACCAATCCTCGACTATGAGGGTCTTGATCCAATCAAAGATTCACATCGTAGAGCGGTAACTGCTATCCTGCTAGAAAACCAAGAGAAAGAACTTCGTGAAGAGCGTTCTTTCCTTTCGGAAGCAACTCCAACCGTCAACACAAATACCGGTGCCAATGCAGGTTTCTCTGCTAGTGCATCAACTCCTGTTGCTGGTTTCGATCCCGTTCTGATCTCACTGATCAGACGTGCAATGCCTAACCTGGTCGCTTATGACCTTGCCGGCGTTCAACCAATGAACGGTCCTACTGGATTGATCTTCGCAATGCGTTCGAGGTACAAGACTATGGGTGGAACGGAAGCTCTGTTTGGCGAAGCAGACACCGCATTCTCAGGTCAAGATAATGGTTTCAACCTTACCAACGGATTCACCAGTGGTGCTGTTGGTATGGGTACTACCTCACAGCAAGGTAGTAATCCTGGTCTTCTTAATCCTGAATCAGGTCAAACCGCTACTACCTACAACGTAGGTCAGGGCATGAGAACCGACGATGCTGAAGCACTCGGCGGCGCAGGCACTGATCAATTCAACGAGATGGCATTCTCGATCGAGAAAGTCACCGTTACTGCTAAGTCAAGAGCTCTGAAAGCTGAGTACACCTTAGAACTCGCACAAGACCTCAAGGCTATCCACGGTCTGAATGCAGAAGCTGAGCTTGCTAATATCCTTAGCACTGAGATTCTTGCTGAAATCAACCGCGAAGTTATTCGTACCATCTATCGCGTTGCTGAGTCTGGTGCTCAGACTAACGTTGCTTCTGCTGGTATTTTTGACCTTGACGTTGACTCCAACGGTCGTTGGTCGGTTGAGAAGTTCAAGGGTCTTATCTTCCAAATCGAGCGCGATGCCAACGCTATCGCACAAAGAACTCGTAGAGGGAAGGGTAACATGATCCTCTGCTCCGCTGATGTTGCTTCGGCACTCACAATGGCAGGCGTTCTTGATTACACCCCTGCACTCAACGCTAACCTTAACGTTGATGATACTGGTAACACTTTTGCTGGTGTTCTGCAAGGTAAGTATCGCGTCTATATTGACCCATATGCTGCCAACGTTGCTGCTAATCAGTACTATGTTGTTGGTTATAAGGGTTCCTCACCTTATGACGCTGGACTCTTCTACTGTCCATATGTTCCTCTCCAAATGGTACGTGCCGTTGGTCAGGACACCTTCCAGCCCAAGATTGGATTTAAGACCAGATATGGTCTTGTTGCCAACCCATTTGCTGAAGGTACTGATGTTGGTCAGGGTCTTCTCACTGTTAATAAGAACCGCTACTACAGAAGAGTACGTGTCGATAATTTAATGTGATCTAAATTCACATATTTTCAGAGGGTTCTTCGGAACCCTCTTTTTTTATCTAAATAAAAAGACTTATGAAGTCCTTTAAGCAGTTTTGTAAAGAAGCAAGTATTCAAGAACTTTTTGGATTTGAAATGCCCAAATTATCAGCACCAAAACCTTCTACTGAAGTTCTTGCATATAAGAATTATAAACCAGGAGTCCTTGACAAATCAACTGGTAAATTTACTCAAAGAGCACACACTGCTACCGAAAAGGATAGATATGGATGGAAACCAGTAAAAGCAAGCTCATATAGTAAAGCAGACACTCCAGGATCTTTAACTGCAAGTGGTCATAAATTTGATGATACTCAAAGATTAGTTGCAGTGCCTTACAAATCTAAAACAAGTTCTAAACCATCAACTCCATTTGGAACTAAACTCGATTTAACTACAAAACCAGTAGGAAAAGAAACAAAAGTTGCAAAGACTTCTGTTCAGGATACTGGTAATTTTGGACCCGCTGGTGATTATAACAAATCAACTGGTATGGATTTAAGTTTAAGAACAGCAAAGGATTTGGCACCAGTATCATCATCCAGAGAATGGGGAAAAAGACAGATTTATGTAAGAACTGCTCCAACAACACCATCTTTGGCAAAAGTATCCCCATCTAAAAAATAAAATGGCATCGGCGTGTAATTTTCCAGGACAAATCACAAATAGAAACTTTTTATCTCCAGCAGGTTTTAAGTTTAATATTGCAAAAGATCCTAAAATATCATTTTTTTGTAACAGTGCTAGAATACCTGAAATTAATTTAGCACTTGCATTACAACCATCTTATCTAAAAGATATTGATGTTCCTGGAGAAAAATTAACTTATGGAGATTTAACGATTCGATTTTTAATTGATGAAAACCTTGAAAATTATATGGCAGTTCATAATTGGTTAACTGGACTTGGATTTCCAGAAACAACAGAGCAATATCGGGATTTAATTACTGATGTTAAAGGATTGCTTGATCCAAAAGAAGCATTTAGTGATGGAACTTTAAGAGTATTAAACTCTAATTTTAAAGATGCAGCTATTGTAAAGTTCAAAGATATGTTTCCATATTCTTTATCATCACTTGAGTTTGATGCAACAATTACTGACGTTCAGTACTTTACAGCAGAGGCATCTTTCAAGTATACTATCTACAATATCTTAGGAACAGACAATAAACCTTTATGAATCTTGATGAAATTAGTGAAATGTGGCAAAGAGATTCTGTCATCGATCCTGATAATTTACACGATGAATCTTTAAAAATACCTCAACTCCATTCTAAGTATTATACTTTATATAATACAATTACTTTGTTGCGTGAGAAAGCAAGAGAGACTTACAATAGAGTTAAGTTAGAGCGTTATAATTATTATACAGGAAAGGCACCAGCAGAGGTTTATGAGGAAGAACCATTTCCTTATAAAGTAAGAGATAAAGAGGCGTTACAGAGGCATATGGATGCCGATGAGAGATTGAACAAAGTAGATCTAAAAATTAGGTATTACGATATTATGCTTAAGTTTCTTGAGGAAATTATTAAATGTATATCAAACAGAACGTTTCAAATCAAGAATGCTCTGGAATGGCATCGGTTCCAGGCAGGGTTTAATTAATCAAATAAATACTCATAACTGATATGTTATGAATGTCCCATTTGATTATCTCAAAGAAGAATGAGGTATATCTTCAAGTTGAGGCAGAACCACACGTCTATTATGAGTTAAGAGACGCATTTCAATTTGAAGTACCAAATGCTAAGTTTGCTCCCGCCTACAAAAACAAGTGGTGGGACGGATTTATCTACCTGTTTAATGTGAATACAAGAGAAATATATGTTGGTTTATTGGATAAACTCATAAGGTTCTGTGAGCAGCACAATTATACTTATGAGTTTCGAAATAACAAGTATTACGGTCTTCCTTTTGAGGTAAATGAACATATCTCAAAAGAAGGTGTAAAAGATTATATGATTTCTATTTGTAAGTATGCTCCCCGCGAGTACCAAGTTGAGGGAGTATACGACGCTTTAAAACATAATCGAAAGTTGTTGATATCTCCAACTGCTTCTGGAAAGTCCTTGATGATATACTCGATTGTGAGATATTACGTTGAGAAAGGACAAAATACTCTGATAGTCGTTCCGACGACATCCCTTGTAGAGCAGATGTATAAAGACTTTGCAGATTATGGGTTTGACGTGGGTTCATATTGCCACAAGATCTATGCTGGAAAAGAAAGAGAGACTGACTCTCAGGTCATCATTACAACCTGGCAGTCCATCTACAAACTTCCCCGACAATATTTCTCAAGATTTAATGTGGTCGTAGGAGATGAAGCACACCAGTTTAAATCAAAGTCATTAGTATCTATAATGACAAAACTTTCTGATGCAAAATATCGTTACGGTTTCACAGGAACACTCGACGGAACACAGACACACAAGTGGGTTCTAGAAGGTTTATTTGGTCCTTCTTATAAAATCATCAGAACGGAAGAACTGATGGAGAAAGGTCATGTTGCCAAACTGGATATCAATATTCTTCTATTGAAACATCCACCGAATAAGTTTGAGAATTTTGAGGAAGAAGTTCAATACATCATCAATCACGAGAAGCGTAATAAGTTTATTCGTAACCTTGCCCTTGATTTGAAAGGAAATACTCTTATTTTATTTTCCAGAGTAGAAGGTCATGGACAACCATTATACGATCTCATAAATAACAATATAGACAAAGATCGCCACGTGTTCTTTGTTCACGGTGGTGTGGATACCGAAGATCGAGAAAAAGTAAGAGAAATTACAGAAAAAGAAAACAATGCAATCATCGTCGCTTCTTACGGCACTTTTTCTACTGGTATTAATATCAGAAATCTACATAATGTTATCTTTGCTTCCCCTAGTAAATCAAGAATCAGAAACCTCCAATCAATCGGACGAGTCCTAAGAAAGGGGGACAATAAAACTAAAGCAACTTTATATGATATTGCCGATGATATAAGTCATAAATCACGAAAAAATTATACACTTAATCACTTAATAGAAAGAATCAAAGTTTATAATGAAGAAAACTTTAATTATGATATTGTAAACATACCTTTTAAAAACTAATGGGAGACGAGTTCTACGCAGCACTTAAATTGGTTACTGGAGAAGAAATATTTTCATTAGTTTGTATTGATGAAAATGATGGAGATCCTATTTTAATTCTTCAAAATCCAGTTATTATGAAAGTTTTTGCAAATCATGTTGGAACTTATGTTAAGATTAAAGCATGGATGGAAATACCTGATGACGATTTCTTTTTAATTAAATTTGATAAAGTCATTACTATGACTGAAATCAAAAATCAATCTACGATTGATTTTTATCATAGATATCTTAAAGATGATAATGTTGATATTGAAATTGATGGTAAAGTAACAATATCTGATAAAATGGGATATTTGGGTTCTGTTGAAAATGCCCGTAAAGATTTAGAAGATATTTTTTTAAAAGATCTTAAAGATAATAAAGAAAGCTAAATCTTATCTTCAAAAGCAACAAACCTAGTCTACTCATATTTTTGGTACTTGTCAAGATCTTGTGTAATGTGGTATAATAACTTCAACTTATATTAAACTTCAATTTATATTAAAACAAAAAAATGTATTATGCCCAAAAAGAAATCAGAACATTATGTAAATAATAAGGAGTTACTAGAAGCATTAATTGTTTATAGAACTAAAGTTGAAAAATCATATTTGAAGAAGTATGATAAAGATCTTACAAAACAACCAAAGGAAGAAAGAGCAAAACATTGGGAAGGTAAGCCCCCTATCTCAAACTATCTGGGTGAGTGCTTTTTGAAAATCGCTACACACCTTTCATACAAGCCTAACTTTGTGAACTATATGTTCCGTGACGATATGATCTCTGATGGGATCGAAAACTGCGTCCAGTATATTCATAATTTCAATCCAGAGAAGTCACAAAACCCCTTTGCATATTTTACTCAAATCATTCACTACGCTTTTCTTCGTCGTATTCAAAAAGAGAAGAAGCAACTAGAAATCAAAACCAAGATTATTGAAAGGACTGGATTTGATGAGGTTATGATGGTTGACGACAGCTTGCTTTCTGGCAGTAGTTCCGACTATAATACTATTAAAGACAACATTTCGTATAGAAACAATCGATGACTCGTTTAGCCGTACTCTCTGATACACACTGGAGTGCCCGCAAAGCGTCCAGACATTTACACGATTATTTTGAACTCTTCTATAAGAATGTGTTTTTTCCTGCTTTAGAGGAGCATGGAATTCAAACAGTCATTCATATGGGAGATGCTTTTGATAATCGTAAAAGTATTGACTTCTGGGGTCTTGACTGGACTCGAAGAGTGGTATTGGATCCACTTTCTAAATATGAAACTCATATGATTGTGGGAAATCATGACATTTTTCTTCGCAATTCCACGGAAATTAATGCTCCAGAACTTCTTCTAAAAGATTACCCAAATATTAAAACTTATAATTCTCCACAAACTGTAAAAATTGGTGGTATTGATGTAATGATGCTTCCATGGATTTGTAGTGAAAATTATGATGAGACTCTCAAGCAAATCAAAAAGTCAAAAGCAAAAGTTGCTTTTGGTCATTTAGAACTTCAAGGTTTTCGTGTAAATAAGCATTTGATGATGGAAGATCATGGAATGGATCCGAAGATCTTTGATAAGTTTACCAAAGTATTTTCAGGGCATTATCATACAAGATCTGATAATGGAAAGATCTTTTATCTTGGAAATACCTACGAGATGTATTGGAGCGATGTAAATGACACAAGAGGTTTTCATATTTTTGATACTGAAACATTAGAACATACTCCAATTAACAATCCTTATAAATTATTTTATAACATTTATTATGAGGATACACCACATCAAATGTTTGATGTTACGGAGTATACAAATAAAATTGTAAAAGTGATTGTTCGTAAAAAATCTAAATCAAAAGATTTTGAAAAGTTCATTGATAAACTTTACACAGTTGGCATTCAAGATCTTAAGATTATTGAAAACTTTGAGATTCAAGAAAATGAAGAGTTTGAAATTAGTGAAGATGAAAACACTCTTACAATTTTAAATCGTTATATTGAAGAATCAGAGTTTGAGTTTGATAAGACGATTATTAAAGGTATTTTTCAAGATCTTTATCAGCAAGCTTGCGAAGTAGAATGATGTTTCTTCTTACTCTTAAAGACAGAAAAGACGACGGAGCCTACGCAGTTCAAAACCGATATGGTGAAAAAGTTTTGTTTTTATTTGAGGATGAAGATGACGCAGTTCGTTATGCTTTACAATTGGAAGATCAAGAAGAAACTGAAATGGATGTTGTTGAAGTTGATGATGAGCTTGCCATAAAGACTTGTAGGACTTATAATTACAAGTATACTGTAATTACACCTGACGATATTGTAATTCCCCCAAGAGATGTTAGTATTTCACAAGATTAATAAACCTTTTAGAAACATAAAATATTATAAATTAATTAAGAAATAAACCTTTTAGCATATTAATGTTTCATCTTCATCATATGCTCCCAAAGCACTCATCTTATTTTGATTATCTTGGTAATGTTAAAGAAGATGAATATTATAAAATTTATTTAACTCCTAAAGGGCACGCAGATCAACACGATATTTTATATAAAGTATTTGGAGATAAATTTGATAAGATTGCTGCTGATGGTCTTAGAGGACAAAAAAATATAAAACTACAAGTTTTTAGTGAAGCGGGAAAGCGAGGTGGTAAGGTAAAACCAGATGCTTCAGCAAAAGAAAAAATGTCTAATAAAAAA